CTCCGGCCGACGATGCGCCTCCGGCCGCTCCTCCGGCCGCTCCGATACCGGCACGGCCAAGGATTCCGCCACCTCCATCACCGACATTATCAACTTCCCGCTTCAGCATGGCAAGCTGGACGCGAGCGCGGTCGATATTGAACCTCACGTCAATGCCGTCTGCCTCACGGGCAACAGCACTCAGCTCGTGCTCGATAACGGCCAGCTCCGCTATCGCCTGATTAGAGTCGATGATGTCGGTGTGGGCTAGCTCCTCCAGCTTCGCCCTAAGCTCCTCAACCTTCCGGTCTATCTCGGTTGTATCGCCGTCTACCTTTGCTTTGGGAAGAGCATCCAGGGCTGCCTTCAGCCGTTTCCGGAAGCTATCCGAGAATGCGCCGGCTGACTCCGTGCCGGCCTTCCCCATATTGTCGGTGATCTTCCGGGAGATATTGCCGCCAACCTCATCGCCAACCCGGGAGGAGGAAGGCACAAGCTCTGCCCGGAGCCGGTTATTCCAGTTGGATGCGTCTGGTACCACTCCGACCGAAACACTACCAACGAAAATATCAGGCATAACGCACGGCCTATCATCCGGTCAAGCTTCGCCTGCGCTTCCTCCGGCGAGAGGCCGCGCAGTCGCGGGTCAATCTTCTGGGCCCTGGTAAGGTCTACGATCCGGCCGCTGCCCCCTGGAGTGGAGAAGAGGCCCGGCCGCTTAATTGGGACTGGCTTTGGAATGGTACCCTTGGAATACCGGGAAGCATACATCCAGCCTACATTCCGGACCTCGTCAATCAGGGTCGCCATAAACATCTCCACGGTGCTCCATGGAGCCATTACCGGATCGCCCGCACGGCGAGCGAGGTTATCGGCCGGCAGCCGGTTCCGCATCGCTGTATTCACGGCACTCTCCGGGGGCAGATGATCCACGAGGACAAGCAGTTTCCTCCAGCCGAGCCCGGACCTGGGCCTGAATAGGTCTACAAAGTCCAGGTGGTAATACCGGTGAAGGTCTGCCTCTACTTCCTCCGGGAACGTCGCCGTGAGCCAGAGAGCCTTGCTGATTTTCCCTGGTTCAGCCGGGCCTGCCTACCACACTCCTGGAAGATCGCCTCAATCTGGTAGTTCTTGAGGTCGGCATCCGCGTATACCTGGTATTCGTCATCACTCGCGATAACCTCTCGCGCCCAGGTATCCCAGTCGCCGGTAGCGGCCGCACGCATAGCTGAGGAAGACCAGTCATTGGCGTGAATGATGTGGATGACCGTATTGTCTATCCGGACGGTAACCGGCTTACCAACAGCCTCACTCCGGAGAGCATCGCTGATAAGATCAAGGTCAAGGTCAACGTCCTCTTCATCCGGGCCGATTCCCGGGATCTCTTCGGCCGTCATGAGCCGAAGTAATCTGTGACGTCGATGCCGTAGTCGATATAGCGCTTGGCGACTCCGTTGGCCTGATCGACACCGTCATCGATGATACCCGGGTAGAAGGTCCATGTGATATCCATGGACTCGACGTCAGCCTGCTGAACCTGGTCGTTTCCCCGGGCCGTGACCTTCGCGAACGGAGCGTACAGGCGCATGCTCTTAGCGCCGTCGATGCTGTCGAAGATCAGCGAGTAACGGTTGTCATCTGGCGGGTCCGGGATGATGTAGCTCGCGACGGTGCCGGACGCTGGCTTGAGCGGCGAGGAAGCCGTGGGGAAGATAGGCACGTCATCGTAGAGTGCCCGCACGTGCGGGTTGAGAGCCTCCAGAAGGGTAGCCTGGACGGTCTTGGATCCGCCCGTCAGGATGCTCCGGATTGGCGTGAGGACTCCGGCCGCTGGGATGTCCTTGATCGTCTCGTCCAGCTTGAAGATGTACCCGGACGTATCGACCCAGCCGAGGCAGACGTATGTGCCGCCAGAAATCGACGTCACATCCTCGAATGCGGCTGGTGCACCGACATTCGGTAGGCCTGCCCAGACGATAACGTCTCCTGCTGCGTAGAGTAGCTGATTGTCCTTCTGTGGGACTGGTGTAGTCACTATTCCTCCTACGGATGAATCTGTAGTTCGTACGTTGCGCCGTAATGCGAGATGTTTGGGTTAGCCTCCGGGAGTGGCCTAGGTCCGGCTATTGTGACAGCGTGCTGAATTACTCCGTTCGTGACTATGGCGCCCATTAGTGAGAGGACGCTCGCCTGAATATCCCTCGCAGCAGAGGAAACGTTACCAACCTGGGACATAGGACCGAATACATCAATATCAACAATAGGCCGGTCAACGTAAATGTCCCGGTTCGCGCCGGAGATCCGGTGGACCCGGGCAACAATGCCTTCCGGGTCACCGGCCGGCATTACCGTGACAAACCGGATCTCCGGGAAGGCCGGCACGAGCGCATAGAGGACGGCCGACTCAGCATCCGGGAATGCGGGAAGCGTCATCAGATCTCCTGGAATGCGGCTCGCGCTAGGGTCCGGTACGGCTCCGCGCCCCAGCTAGCGAATTCAACATAGATGGCCTCCGGCGAGTCGTTATACACGATCGCCTCAGCACGCAGCTCCCCGTAACGTCCGGGAGCGCCACCATGAGATGTGACCTTTGTATGGAAGCTCGCCTTGTACCGGCCCGGATGCGGGCCTTTCTCATCGACCGGCGCAATGGCCTCTGCCCGGGCCTTGATAATCTCCGCTCGCCGGAGCATCTCAGCCTGCATGAACGGAGCCCGGAGCATCTCACCGACTCCCCGGTGGTCTGGAGTAAACCTGGCCGTCATACGGAGACTCCCGTGACCCTGGTTAGCTGAAGCTGGATGGGCGATGTACTCCCGGAGAATGGGGAGCGCCACGCGCTAGGCTCTCCCTGGATCTCATAGCGCTGGCCGGCTATCTCAATAGCATCCTTTGCTGAGACCTCCGTACCGTACGGCAGGAACACCGTCAGGCTGGCCGTTACCTGATCTGTGAACTGGGTGAATTCCGTACTCCCGGCCGGAGCTACTACGGCCTGCGGAATGGGCTCCGGGCTCTCGGAGTAGACATCGTTACCAAGCTCATCCCGGCCGGAGACTGTACGCCGGATCAGCGTCACCGTCTGGCCGTACGGGAAGCTAGGCACGGCCTTCCTCCTCCTCTGCGGGCTCCGGGTCCGGGATCGTCACCTGAACCTGGACCGGGTAGCGGACGCCACCAACGATCACGGCTCCGGTAACGATGGCGATCATGGGATGGTGCAGGTGAACACGGCCGGGTCGGAGGTGCCCTGGAACACGAGGTCCGGCGCATCCGAGGTAGGCACCTCGAATTGCTCTGACGCCGGAGGAGTACCGGGCAGGGTCATGGTCGTGCTGACCTGGTACCGGGTACCACCGACCACGGCCGCTCCGCTGACGGTCGCGCTGGTTGGGTCTACCGCGTCATTCCCGTCTACCGTGTATGTGAATGTGACGATCTGGCCGTGAGCCGGAGCGGTATCGTCAGCGTTGATATCACACGAGATAGCCATTATTCTCCCTAAGAGGTGTAGCTAATGACGGCACCGACCGGGCCTCCACCGGTGCCAAGGCTGATGACGTTGGCGCGGGCTTCGCGCTGCTTATGGTGCATGGCGGTGTAGCACCAGTTCGGCCCGGTTACCCTGTCCTGCTCCGTCCAGGCCGTACCGTCCGGGCTTGTCTCCAGGGCAATAACGCAGTCCGGTGCGCCGAATGCCTTGAGCGAGTAGTTACGGAATGTCTTCCCGGAGCCCGCATCGACGGAGCCTACAACCGGCCCGGTGGCCGTCGCGGTAAATGACTTGGAGGCCATGTTACGTCCTTAGCTGCATTGTTCCCTGAGATTTGCGGTAATCCGCGAGCGCTACCTTCAGGCCCGCATCGATAAGTGCTGCCTGAAGCCCAGCTCCGGAAGTCCGGCGCATAGAATACGAATACGGGCCGATACTCTCGGAGGCCAGCGTGGCAGACATTGTTGGTGTGGATAGCTCCGATATGATCGCCGTACAGAGGACGGCCAGAACGTCATCCGGCGTTTCCTCGTATCCGTGCGCCCCAATAACCTGGAATGAGTTCATGTACCAGGAAGTCTCATACCATATTTCTGGAAGGTTGATAATTCCGGACTCGTGCGGACTCGGAACTGTTATGGTGTCGATGCCGTCGAATACCGCCCATGGTACCTCGATGTCCGGGATTCCCGGAGCGGTGCTAATTGCGGTCACGGACTCGATGGACTCGATGGGCCTCCATGGCAGTACAATCTCCCCACGGTCGGCCACCATGATGATGGTGTCGGCCGGGTAGTACACAAAGTCCTCGCGGCAGTACCGGCGTATGATCGCGGAGCCGTCGCGGAGGAGTGCGTCCACCCGGGCCATCTCCACCTGGTTCAGGTTGCGGCCTAGCCTCGCCACAATGTCGTCCGGCGAGGCGAGGCTAGGCAGCGAGCCCATGAGACCTCCTACTTGGTGGAACGGCTGGACCTACGGCCGGAGGAGCCGGAATCATCGCCGGAGTCATCCGGGCCGGCAGCGACAGCCTGCCGCTCCTCGTCTGCGGCCTCGCGCTCCGCCAGGGCCTGCTGCTCCCACTGGGAGCGGGTCATCAGCTGTTCCTGACCTTCACCACCCTCCAGGAGTACGTCCTGCGGGCCGGAGACCGGATAACCGGTCTTGACGTCGATGGCGGTCTGGGCCGGTGGGGTAGCTCCGACCGGTAGCACCGCGCCGAACGGCCACCTGGCCGTGATCGCCTTCCCGGGCTCCATGATCGTGACCGGGTTGACGGTGGCGTACGCGAGCCGCATCGTCATCCGCATCACCACGGAGTCCTGCTGCATGAGGTTGAGGATGACCTTCCCGGTATCGTCGGAGATCACACCCTGGTCGAACATCTTGAAGCTGATGTCGCGCCGGATTCCGATGATCGCCTTGGAGAAGTCTCCCATGAGCAGCTCAGCTCCGGCCGTGCTGAAGTCCCACGAGCCGTTCTGGACCTCCGCGAGCGGGTACCCGTAGAATCCCTTGCCGGTCGGAGATCCCTGCATGTCCGGGTCATAGATCGGATTACCCTGGGCCGACCG